CCCGCAGAGATGCGGGCCACGTGCAGTGCACTATCACCCTGCTCGAACTGAGCAGAAATCCAATCCAGAGGAGTTGAGATGCCAGCAACATCAACAACTCGTCGTCGGGCACTACCTATTACGGTATCCACCAAAGGTCACGTTGACCTTGGAAATGGAACGGTGCAAGACGAAGAGCGGTCGATGGCTGGGACACAGGTAACTGTGTCGACAGGTCACCCATTTTCCCAACACAAAGGGAATTTGGATGATATCGGCGGGGACTTTTTCACGCAGAAAAGTTGGGTCGTCTCGAAACCGAGACGGGCCTCAATTCGGCGTGTTATCCAGTCGTTGGGACAAACTCGCAAGTACGATGGAGTCGTCCTTCCTTACTGGCCCCCCGGTACGCCACCTGAAACTCTCGCGTTTCCCCCTGCCTCCAACAGCAGCAATGCTACATTGGACAAGCTTGGGGCGACTGCGATTGCCAGATGTGCGCCAGGGAATCCACCTAGTGACCTCGCTACATTTCTTGGAGAACTACGACAAGACGGTTTACCCGCCCTCGTAGGATCCGCGATTTGGAAGTCAAAGACGCAGGATGCTTTAAAAAGCTCAGGTAAGGACTACCTGAATGCGTCCTTTGGTTGGGCACCTATGATTAGCGATATTAGTTCATTCGCTAACAGCATTATCAAGTCTGACAGTTTGATGCGTCAGTACGAGAGAGATGCTGGTAAGGTTGTCCGCCGACGTTACTATTTTCCATCTCAGAGGAACGTCACTGAGGTGCCTGTTGCTACGGATGTCTTTATTAGACTGATTCCGAACACTTCAGCATTTCAGGACGTTGCTTCGGGGAACAAAGTTACGCGTATTAGGGAAACCACGCGTGAGCAATGGTTTTCCGGTGCGTTTACCTATTATTTGCCGGACGGATATGACTCCCGTTCAGCTGTAGGCGAACTTGCCGGAAGAGCCGAGCACTTGCTCGGCACATCATTGACTCCCACAACCTTGTGGAACATTACCCCGTGGAGCTGGGCCGTTGACTGGTTTTCGAACACCGGGGACGTCATTAAAAACGTCCAACGATTCGCGACTGGTGGCCTGATTATGCGGTACGGGTACGTCATGGAGAAAACTACCGTGACGGATACCTATACCTATCAAGGCTCCCCCCTTATCGGGTCAGGAGCAGTGATGCCTTCTCCCCTTATTCTCCGTACGGAGACGAAGGTTAGGAGAGGGGCTAATCCCTTTGGATTTGGAGTGTCTTGGGACGGTTTGTCTTCGTTCCAAGCCTCCATATTGGCGGCGCTGGGTATTACCCGGCACCGCTAGGTGCATTGCTACACCCATAATACGAGCTACGAACTAGCTCAAACCCTAGGAGCACAGCCATGTCGTTTTCCGATCCGCAGTCAATCACGATCAGTGGAGTCACAACTCCCCTTCCCAAGGTTTCTACTGGGAACGGGAGCTCTGTGTATACCTCCGCTGACGGACTGGTTTCTCTGTCGGCTGCGTCCGCTTACGGGCGACGCACTCGCAGGAACATTCGGCTCGACCTCAGTAAGATCACTGCTGATCCGTTCATTCCAACCCAGAACCAGAAGGTGTCGATGTCGGTTTACACCGTATTCGACATTCCGCCGGCTGGGTACACGAATGCAGATGCGCTTGCAGCTTGGGTCGGTTTCCGAACCGCCCTTGCCGCAACCTCCGATACGCTCATTTCCAAGCTTCTTGGTGGTGAGTCGTAAGGTGACCAAGGCAGGTACCCTCATCACGGCCGTTGTTATCTTGGCCTTTGGTGTTGGGTTTCTCCTTGGTGCATTGGGAGCTGCGTATAGCTACGAAAGTGGCATGACGCAAACTTCCACAGTATCTTACAAGTATCATCCACCCACTAAGCGTTGTTATACGCCCTGTGGGATCCGCAGATGCGCAAGGGCATACTTCTAGCCCTTTTGTTGTGCACCGTTTTGCGGTGTGGATGATGTGGACGCTTGGCTTAACGGAGAAGCAAACCTCTATTTAAGGAGGGCTTCTGAAAAGCCTAACGTTGCTCTGGAAAGAGGTGGCATTAGATTTTGCCACCAGATGTTGCACTAGCACCACCATGGACTTTAAAACAGTCCTGGAGCGGTTCGAACATGAAGGTGTATCGTTTTTGACGATCACCCTACCGTCCTTTGGCAAGGCCTTTGAAAAGGCGCTAGACCAAGGATATGTAGATCGCAGTCTTTTCGCAGGTTTTTCGCGGAAAGGAGAGCTCCCCCGATTTCTCGGAGGTTTTCTCGATCTTGTGTTCGACCGTAATGATGGTTCGCTACTCTATTATCCTGACGTGGATGCAATTCTTGCCGTGCGTCAGTTAACACTGATGTTTGGCAAGATCCTCCTGGAGTGCAGTGATGCACGACTACGAGGAGCCATGAAAGGATTTGTTGAGTGTGAGTCAGATGTCCGACGAGCCGATGCCGAGAGGTCGCAACAGGATGTTGACGATTTCCGGCGAATTTCGGCTTTGCTTTTTGCGTCCGTATTTGCGGAGGTGGACCGAAAGGTCTACTACCACGAAACGACGCCGAAGCACGGTCCAGGGGCTACTGCCGATGGCTTCCGTGGTAACGGAAAATATCGACAGACCACTTGGACGTCTCGTCTCGAGAAGGCTTTCCCTTCGGGGGAGTACCTTCTCCCTAACTGGTCGTATTATAACCAGCTCGAGAATGTCGAACATCTCGAACCTGAAGCGGAGATACCCGTAAGGATTGTCTCCGTTCCTAAAACGCTGAAAACACCACGGATCATCGGCATAGAGCCTACCGCCATGCAATATGCACAGCAAGGGCTACTAGAGGCGTTCCGTGAAGCTCTGACTGAAAGACACCGGAAAAGTAAATACCGGATCGGTCTGTCAGACTTTATCGGTCTCGATGACCAAACGATGAACAATCGAATGGCTCTACGAGGCACCATTACTGGTGGAGATGCAACGCTAGACCTTAGCGAGGCATCTGATCGTGTTTCCAATCAGCTGGTACGAGAGATGCTCAAGAACCAACCGCACTTGCATGATGCGGTGGATGCTTGCCGATCTCGGAAAGCTGATGTGCCTGGTCATGGCGTTCAACGCCTAGCCAAGTTCGCGTCTATGGGTTCGGCCCTCACCTTTCCTATGGAAGCCATGGTCTTTTTGACATGTATCTTCCACGGGATTGAGAAGGGCTTAGGGAACCAGCTGACCACGGGGGACGTAAAACGCTTCCGTGGTAAGGTGCGCGTGTTCGGGGATGATATTATTTGCCCCGTTCACTATGTGCCGTTCGTCGTTGAGTCACTCGAGCTTTTTGGAGCTAAAGTGAACCTCAGCAAGTCTTTTTGGAATGGTAAGTTCCGAGAGTCTTGCGGAAAGGAGTATTATGCTGGCGAGGACGTTAGTATAGTCCGCGTTCGCAGGGTACTCCCGACACGACGACAGGATGCTCAGGAGGTCATTTCGGCTGTTTCTCTCAGAAACCAGCTCTATTGGGCTGGGTGCTGGAGAGGTGTCCGATGGCTAGACAACTTACTCGAGGATGTGATTCGTCACTATCCTATGGTAGGGAAGTCTTCTCCTATTTTGGGCCGGGAGTCCGCTCTAGGGTATGAAACCCAGAAGACTCACGGTACGCTACATTCCCCGTTAGCTAAGGGGTTTGTGGTTAGCGCCCGTATACCGAGCGATCCGCTCGATGATACCGGTGCCCTGCTCAAGTACTTCCTTAAGCGAGGGCAGTTGCCTTCTGCCGATAAGAAGCATTTGGAGCGTTCTGGACGCCCCCATGCCGTCGACATCAAGCTGGGGTGGTATTCACCTTTTTGATTAGGTGAAGTGGGCTAACGCCCATGCGGGAGACTAAGTGGGGGACGGGCCTTACCAGCCTGTTCCACTTGTCTTCAGGGA